CTGCAATCGTCCCAGCCATCATTATCCCGATAGCAGAATAAACAAACGTAAACCGTTTATCTTTTTCGTGCAAAATGTCATGTACTATGTCCGAACAATTAACCTTGCGATAATGTAGCCGCATTACTTGCCTCCGTTATGAAATCCTGTATCTCTGTAGTCTTAGGAAGTTTCTCAAAATCATCGAAATTGTCGACGGTGATTTCGTTTTCTAAGGTTTTAATATCTTTTGTATTTGTGGGATTAGCGTGGACGGTACACCACACACAATCTTCGTGTATATAAAGCACTCTTTTTGTTCCAGCTTTTGTAATATCATAAAACGGAGCTTGTATCGTAAAGTTGCCTTCTTCGGTCATCACGGAAAACTTCCCTTGCATAATAAAGTAAGGATGCGCGTACTTATGCGTCTTACTCACAACCAACGACCCGGCGGGCATAAATATCTCACGGATATATAATCCTTCTCCGAATGAATGTTTTAATGGAAAACAGTTTCCATATCTAACACCCTGAATGCCGTCCATTCGATTTTGAATGTCCATTATCTTATCTCGCGGAGTAATTATTTCTTTACTGTCCACTTATGCCTCCCACAGAAACAGATGGCAATATTGCTGCTAAAGTGAAAGGTAATGGATCTGATTGTCTTAGGCAAAATCTACCGTCGTCCGACATCCCCCCACCAACAACGTCTTTTAAGTCACCGCTGTACAAATCAACCGCTACATTATAATTATTTACAAAGTTATCTCTTAAATCATATAAAGTATCAAAGTCCGGGCCTATCTTCCCCCCTCGGCTATTGATTACCCTCAAAGTAACTTGCGATATTTTAATTTTCCTATTTTGTGTTGACCCAGACTGAAGCGGTAACTCAGGTTTCAATGTTTCAATATCTGAATCATAAGGCAACCCAATATGCACCTTAGAATAATCATCACCAAGTCCATCAGGTAAAGTACCACCAGTCACAACCTGTTGAGGCAACACATTCCCATCAGCAAGAATGGCTACTGTCTTACCTTCTAAATGCTCAAGACCCGTTATGTTTGATACAGGCGTACCATCGTAAGTAACGCCACAATGAACAAAAAACTGATCTTCCGGGTCAGTTGATGATAACCGATTAACCTGCCTTTCAATATACCTCTTTGTCCCGCGTTTAACTGAAAACCAAACCTCGTCGTACCCTTCTGTCGGCACAACCGAAACATCTTCGTAACAATCAGCACCTAATACCCCTGTATCGTGCCACGTCCATGCTAAGACTTCCTGCTCACGCATATACGTCATAGTAAGCAACTTACCATCAGAACGCACAGCGTAGACCAGTTTATAAGGGTATTTCTGATAATCTAACGCCATAAGTGTATACCCAAAGAACAAATGGTTAGATAGAACTGATAAATCGGCTCCTGAAAATGAGTAACTCGATAATTCGTACCCTAAATCCTGTACAATCGCCCCCATATTCTGTACAAATATAGCCCTATTCCCAACCACTACAGCATCAACATAACTTGATCCAATATATCCATTAACTCTTTGCTCGGTTGAAGTCGGAGTGAGGATTGTCCCGGGATCACCTAACGACCACTCACTTGCGCTCGTCAAAGCTAATAATGACGATAAGGGGACAAGATTATTAATGCCGTTGACTTCTCTTGCAGGTAAATTAACGGTAATACCGTCACTATCAACTAACGGTGAAGAACGGCTATAATCATAGTAGTTTCCTGTTTTAGTAGCCCAAAACGTCATTGGCTCAGTATATGTATTAGCAAAAATTAGCCTATCTTGTGGATGAAACTCAACTACGGACGGCCACCCTCTATAATCTGACCATGACCCCTCAGCCCAATCTTCTGTGGCTGTAGTAGCCCCTATAAGTCGTTTTACGTCACCCGTAACAACTGTGCTTGACGTATAAGCCGTTACTTTAACTATTCCCTCTTGATAAAATGGATCAGTTGAAAGATCAACATTAGTTGAACCGCTTGTGACCCTTATCCTTATCCAAAACGGCTCGGCGTTATTCGACATATCTTCTGTGCCATAAGTATTAACATTAAAATCATTTGCGCCTGTAAACGTCCTTAAATTTGTCCATGAAACCTTATTATCGGTAGACTTCTCGATATTAAACTCCCCTGTCCATGTCCCGTGAGATATAATTCGCCACGTTCCACCGCAAATTATCCCTGTACCTGTACCCGAAGTAGTGTTTTCAGCTTGCCCGACAACGTAATGTCTAAGTTTCCATAACGACCCAATGTGAGTTGAATGGAATATATCAAGACTTCTCGCTACCCAATACGCACCGTCACCACCAAATACCCCACCAGCTGTATGTTTAGTGATACATTGGTAAACTGTACCTGTGCTCGTAACATAATCCCCGACTTGATAAACTTTACCTGATACCCAATCTTTAGCTGTAGCAGTCAAAGTAACTCCAAGCCCAGAAACAGCACTTGCCGCTAAGCAAATAGAAGCGTCGGTATTCGATAATTGAAAAGGTCCGCCAATAAAATCGTATAACTCTAACCGCCAATCGTCCAAATCATACCTACTCAAAGTCCGTGTCTGGTAATCAGGGGAAGCTATAAACATAACGTCCGCACTTTGTGTAAATTTAAGCCATTTTAGATCCTCTTCAGCATACGGAGTTGGTATTTCGTACAATGTCCGTTCAACCCAATAAGTAGCTTCTGTCGCGCCTGCCCCGGGTTCGTCATCTGTACTTCCTGATGTATGGTCAGCAATACAGTAATACATAACCCCATCGTCAGTAACATAATCACCAATAACATAATCCGTTGCGGTAGCCCAAGATGTAGCATCCCAATACGCCGAATCCCCTGCGAATGTAGCCCCTGCAGTATGAGCCGTATTGCAATAATAATAATCTGTTCCGTCAGTAACAAAATCTCCAACAACATAAACTTCCCCTGTTGCCCAAACAGTATATTTCTGTATCGGTGACGCTGTTGGCCCTACGGTAAAAAATCTTGCATAATATTCACCAAACTCAATCTCATACGCCTGTAAAGTTGAGTAGATAAACTTTCTCAAACGGATTTTCTTACCATCGAACTTTGCTTCTGCCATAAACATTGTGCCGGGGTCGTTTGAAATTACGCCTGAACTATGTACAAAAACATTCTTCGCTTTTTTAAGCCAACTACCATATTTAGCTAACGTAACTCGCGAATAAAGCTCTGGCCCAACCTCTCCACCGGCAAAAGACTCAATAGTTAATGGTATAGGTTTAGACATTATCTGGCATCCTCATAACTTGAAGTCTGTTCTTCTGAAACTCTATTTTCATAAGTGTTTAATCTTCTTCCCTCGTTAAGAGCAACGTCAGCAAGAGCTAACATTTTATCCGCAACATCATCATCAGCGACTAACGCCGGGCACATCCCCGCCGCTAAGATATAAGAAAACACCTTAATAAATACCGAATCATAAAGAGTTGTATCTTCAAGATCGAAAGTGTACTCACCAAGAGCATCCGCACAGTTCGTAACGATTATCTTTGCGTTATTAACATCGTCGTATACTTCTCTAAAATCTTCGCCTTTAGATTTATTAACTGTCCCCTCATTATAAACTAAGTTCATGGCGACACAATTGCTCGGATATGTGTACGCATATTGCCATCTTCCGGCATACAATTCGGACGAAGCACTCCAATTTGCCGCGTCTGTAGTAAACGCCGCCGAAGCTGTATGCGCAATAACGCAACGGTAATACGAATCCCCGTTCTTGACTAAGCTCCCGACGGCGTATACTGTTCCTGCAACCCATGTTGAGAACGCCATATATGTAGCATTAAGGGCAAGTGCCTTGACACAAGTCGCCCATGGGGGCGTGTACCGCCTTAATACTTCTCTACGGGCTATTTCATAACAGTTATTCGCGGCAAGGGCTTGTACTGACACCTCTGCCATTGATGTTAATGCTCGGCATTTGATATGCCCTAAAGCAAGATTTACAATATTAAGCTGTGATGGCATTGTCATTTTGTGTCCTTTCAATATATGCAAAAAATAAAACCACTAAGCAACAGCTCGTAGTTTGAAATGCTGGAAAATGTACAGATAGAGTGCATATAACCAGTAACAACCCAATAAATAATTCTTCTTTCGCAACACACTTTCTCCAAATACTCTTTAAGTAAAGCCCTAAAGTAACCAACCCTAATAACCCCATCTCAAAGAAAAGCTGAACCGTGAAATTGTGCGCTGAATACCATGCCCCTTCTGCGGTAAAATCTCCTTGTCCCATCGCAGGGAATAAGGTTTTCCACTCTCCAATCCCCCAGCCCATAATCGGACGCTGTAAGCCTAATCTAACCCCCTCTACCCATACAGGACCACGAGCATATAAGAAGTTAGCCAGTACATGATGAGCAAAGAAATAATAAATACAAAAAAAGAATGTTATCCAATAAAATACAGGACGAATAATATAACAATCGGGTAATCGCTTATCCTGCATAAGAATCGCAACTAAGACTATCATAAGACTTTTAGCTTGCATACCATTACCAATAGATAAAGATGATATGTTCTCCACAAGCCCAAAGTTTAGTATGTTATCTTTATGGATAAATTGCATTATAAACAGAATAATATTGACTATCAATACCGCCCACAACGCGTTAAACACTATTTTCCAATCCTCAATATAAACACACGCAGTGTATAAATATACACAAAGGATTAACTCGATATACGCAAAATGACTTATGAAAGGACACGCTGAAAAGAATGTATTTATAAACCCGAGAATAGCAAAACATTTTATGAAAGAGTTTATCTTAAAGAACAATGTAAGTACACCAAGAAACCCAAATATAATTACAAGCCATGTATATAAAGGTGAGCTATATATCGGAATTTCCGTTTTCATAGGCGGCATAAGAGCTAACCCAATTATCGGTACAAGAACTAAATATAAAAGTTTTTTCATAGATTAAAATGGTGCGGGATTTTGGCAGAACCCCGCAAAACTGTTTACTCATTATGCTACTGTTACACTATTTGAACCAATTAGAACCCATCCATAGGTGTCGTTCAGATACAACAAAACCGCTGAGTCGTTTACCGCATCAAAAGTAAGCGTAGTAAATCCCCAACAATTATCAGGCGTTAAAACAAAAGTTGCCCCGGTGTCACAGGTATCAATTCTAAAAAATAGAATCTGTCCGTCAACGCCGTCATCTATCGTTCCAACCTGACCTGTTGCTCCAATGTATTTCTGAACCATTCTTACATCAGCAGGTATTGCCGTTGATGTAGAACACATCTGCGAACATCCGTTTGACACGCCATCATTAGCCATACCCAATGATGCCATGTAATACGGAACTGTTTTTCCTAATAGCCGATTAGTATCGGTATTGCCCCAGTTGTTATAGTGAGGTGCGCCGTAACAAGCCGAGGAGACAAGACCGATTGCTAATATCAGCAATAACAATTTCTTAATCATCTTTTTCTCCTTTTGTGGTATCGGGTGAGGGTTTACCCCCACCCTTTACCATGGTTTTTTACAGACCCTTGTCTAACAACTTATCAGAGTCGAGAACTATTCTCGCATCTGTAGAACCAGCATCCATCGCTGTCATGGTATAGTACACCCGAAGATACCTAAGCACACCCGGAGGTATTACCGCATCTAACAACGTAGTGCCTATCCCCCCTACCCCAACAGCAGGATCTGCTACACTCGACCCAGCTATCGTAACCGTAGGACCAGTAAGAAGCGTGGTATAACTCCCAAACGCGCTATCCGCGCTTGTCTGTAGAGTAGCAACTATCGTACCGCCGCCGGCATCTACATACGCCGTACTTACTTTTGCAACCACTTTTGCTCCCGGGGAAATAGCATCCCCAGCCGCAAGCGTATCAACATAATCAGTTGACGCACCCGAACTCAAGTGAGCATCGTTATCGTCAAACTCTAACTCAGAATCTATATACATGTGAATCTCCTTTTTATTGTTAAACTACGTTTAAGCTACGGCTGTTTCCGTATTGACTATCGAATCAATACGTCTTACAGGGACACCCATGAACGACAGAGTCGGTCTCATTACCCCGCCTGCACCCTGCAGATTATCTAACGTAACCCAAGTGTTAGACTTATTCATGAACTTTACCCTCAACATCGATCTAACAGTATTGTTAGCATAAAACGCCAACTTCTTTGAACCTGAAGAAGGAATCGTATCTAACGCTACGGACATCATTTTCATAATGTTAGCTGATGTGTCAGAAGCATCACCCGCGGTCAAGAGTTTCGCTGTATCAATGTTACAGATACGCACCACGAATCTCCAATCTTTAACCACAAGCCCAACCTTCTGTGAGAAGTATGAGCGATAGCCTTCATACGGATTACCAGAAGCGTCATAAAGAGTGGTAAGCCCTTTATCGACCTGCTCAAGACCCGCTTTTGACCCTTTAGGATAGATACCAAATACTGTATCCTGTCCCCATCCTACCAACCATATCGAAGTAAGAGCCGCATCGCCTCCACCGTCTATGATGTTGCCGGATGTGGCTGAACCTGACAGCGTGTAATACCTCGGAGCGAACCCGACGAACTTCTCAGGATATATGTCAGTATCACCGTATATCAAAGTAGACGCTAATTCCTGCGACATACCTTCGATTATACCTCTTGATTCCTGCATCCTGTACTCAGACGTATTGCCATTCAGTTCAGCAAGGTCTTTGTCTATATCAGAGTAGTTTGACATAATACCACAAGTATCAACCACCTGATTCGTGGTCGTTTTTACCCTGACAACGCCTTTATTCAACAGCCTCCAAGTCGGAACAGGCAAAGAAGCTCTGAGCGTTGACTTGTGTCCTGTAGGCAAATTGCCTTCAACAAACGGTATATCTTCATACATCTCGTTATCTTGATTCATTATCTCAGCGATCGCCGCGGCTTTACCGTTGGGGTCAAGTCGCCTCGCTACATCCAGTAGCGATAAACTCGTTGTTATGAGCGTCATATTTTAACCTTTCTATTTGTTATGTTTTTGGAAACAATATTTCCGCAGGTGTTTTATCTGCGTTTGAGACCCTTTTACCATCTATTAACTTATCTTCACTAATCAGTCGACCAAACTTCTCTAAGTCTGAAAGAAACTCGTAGTTCTCCGCTAACCCAGACGCGTTTAAAAGCTCAACTGTTTTCGGTGAAAGATGAGCATCTCGGAACTTGGCTATGAACGACATTCTTTCATTCCATTCAGAACCAAACTTTTCCTTCGTGTTCTTCTTTTCACTTTCAATGAACGTCTTGAAATTCTGCTCTTGCTCTAATTGAACAGCCTTCCGACCTTCTTCAGCTTTCGCTTTGAAAAACGGCATATAAGCATCGGCTAACTTCTGCGCCTGTTCTCCTGTAACACCTATCTCTTTCAAGACCGGAGTTAATGTCTCAAGTAACGACATATCTTTAGAGAACCCTTCAGGCACTTTAATTTCATACTTTTCCGGTACGACCTTTGCTTGAGCGGCACTTTTAGCTTTTAAGAGTTCGGCTTTCTTCGACTTATCTTCGTCGGATAAATCCTCGTCTTTAGCTTCTGTCAACCGCTTTTCTTCCGCAAGTCTATCCTGATCGACTGCTGTGTCCAAGCTACTCTTAGTATCTTGACCATCGACTGCCGAATCCCCTACGGGTACTACCTTCTCAACATCCGCCGCTGTGTTTGTATTTTGAGCGACATCCGTTTTAATTTCCGTCATTTGCTGTCTCCTTTTCTTTCTGTTTCTCTGATTGCAGTTCACTTAAATACTCGGCTCTCATCTGAGAGTAAGCGTCTGGCTTTGCTTTGTTTACTTCATCTAAAATTAAAAACCCTATATCCTGCTTGCCTATTAAAATATGAGTATGATTTGTATCTTTATTGACATATGGGCTGCGGAAGGTATGACACTCCCCCCACATACGCCATATAAATCTACGTCCTTCAGGAATTGATAAAATCTTTCTTAAATCAGCAAGCTCACGTAACCGGCGTTTCTTACGTTTAGCATCAGTTTCTTTCTGTGCTGTATTTTCATCAAGAATATCTAAATCATCAAAATCCATATTTTACCTTTTTGTTTACAGCTTTGTTTTTCATCCATGTATTATAGTCGTCAACCTCTCGCTCGTTCCCAAACTCGTTGATG